GTTTCCCCACGTGGCTTGCCGCCTATTCTCGCTGGCATGAATTGTGCGGCAGCGGGCTGCGGCTCACGCCGATCACGCCACAGGCGGACGGTACATACACGTTCCTTTCGGAGTTCCCACGATGACCACCTACACCACCGCAACCGCCGCCGCCGCACTCGGTCTGACCCCCCGGCAGGTCGGCCACCTTGCCAAACTGCACGGGCTCGGGAAGAAAGTCGGAAGGGACTGGCAGTTCACACCCGCCGAGGTCCGCACGATGAAACGCCGCCCGACAGTGGGACGACCCAAGAAGGGGGCGAAGTGATGAAGCTCGGAGAAATCACGGCCGCGATGGCGACCCACGAGGCGTTACGCTGGGCGATCGACGACGAATCCGTTACCGCCGTTCCATCCAAACTGGAGAGATTGCCATCTGGCCGCTACAGCCTGACGGTCCGCAAACAGGACGGCACTGAACACATCCTGATACTCTGCCACTATGCTAAGTCCATCCTGACCCATCCGCTGGAGTACGATCTCAGATGACCCATCCCATCATCGCCCGGCTGTACATGGATCGGCAGAGGCAGCAGCGCCTGATCGAGGACGCCCGTGTCAAACTGCAGGAAGCTGGCTGTGTTGCGCTGGCCTTTCACCCGGCCCGCCGCGAGTACGGCACCGATGCGGACTACCACGCCGCCCTGGATGCATACAACGATTGGCTCGTGCGGATCAAGGATCTGATTGGCGACCTCGCCGAAACCTCTGCCGCAATTTCCGATTCCCTTTCCGCCCCTGACGCCCACCTGAAAGGCTACCCCCGATGATCCGCTCCACCGCCCTCGCTGGCATCGCTCTAGGCGTTGCCGTCGCCGCGTACGTGTCCCGAGTCCCGCCTGTCAATCGGCCAGCGTCTGCGGGGCGTGTGGTGCGTTTGGCGACGGTGCCGATAATGCAGGTGATCGACGGGCAGATCATCTTCCGTGGTCGCTGGGGAAGTCTGCCGGGCCACCCGCCGTCGGGCGGTTACTGCGTGGATTGGTGACTTCACTTGAACGCCGCCGTGAATCTCGGGATGATTGAATCTCTCTCCCATTCACCCCGAGGTTCTCATGGCTAGAGTCACCGGAAACATCACGTTCGACACGTCAGACATCAGCAATGACGCCATTTCGGCAACCACATTGCTGGACAACGACAAGCTGCAGCACCTCTACAAGATATTCACCAACTTCGATCTGGCCGTCACCGGAACGCCGGTTGCCCGCCACGAGATCGTCTATACGGCAGACAAAGCCGGGACGATCCGTAACTTCAACGCTCTGTGCTACGACACGGGCACCTCGGCCAGTGTCACGTTCGACCTGAAGAAAAATGGTGTCTCGGTCTTGTCATCGGTGGTCACCATCACCAACGCTACCTCGGATCGTGCCGTTGTCGCCGGAACGATCAGCACTGCCACATTGGCCATTGGGGACGTTCTGACCATCGAACTCGCTGTCAGCAGCTCCACCGGCATGCAGGGACCGTTTGCGTGGGCCGTGATCGAGGAGAATGGGGCCCCCACCTAATCGACCGGCCACAGGCCACGCGGGCATTGCTGGCTCGGAATGCGAGCCTTGATTGCAATGACGCATCCACACTCGCCACATGTGTTGCCGCTCCTGAATTGGCACGGCTCGCATGTGGCGAATCGTTTTCTAAGAGAGTCCTCTGGAAGGTGCGGACAGCCCTCGGCAATATGCTGGGCGATGGCACGAATGAAGGCGATGACCTGCATCAGGGATAGGATCTTGTGCGGTATCCAGTCACGTACACATCGCTTCCACTGAGCACGCCGAAGCGGTGTCTGATCCCATACTGGCCAGGTGTAAAAGCTTGGCCGTTGTGCCAAAACAACGGCCGTGTCGCCGTTGGGGCCGACTCCCATCGCTGTGCTACGTTTCCCGTTGTGTTCCATTTTACCAGTGGGGCGGCAGGATACTGCGGAATGGCACCGCCGCCATGATACGTAACATATGGCCCAGTGCCCCATAGCGCAGATTGGCCCTCGGGGAATACGCACGTCAAAACATTCGCCTGAATCAAAAACGGCGTAAACGCATCTGCGAGCGCGCCAGAGGTCAATCTTCTTACGGTTACCGCACTACTTAGAGACCCTCCGGACAAGCACCACATGCCACTCGACCCATCCGGGTACATTGCGAATGTTGGGCTGCTGGTGCCGATAAATGCTGGAGTTCCCGCCGGGCTCCACCGCTCAATCCGACTCGTTCGTCCGATCCACACATGGTCGTCGGATGCGATCCGAAGCGTGCCTCTATCAAAACCACTTATTGCGGAACTGGATTGTGTCGAAGTCCACTGCTGCGTACCAGACGTGTTGTATTTCCACACCTTGACAGTCGCCGGAATGAAGCCCGGAAAGCCGCGTGCCGAAGTGGTTACATACAGGTTGTTTGATGAATCGAATCCAAAGTCTTGCAGCATGGTTCCCCCATCTAATGTTGGGAGAAAGCTTAGTTGGTAGCGGAGTGTGAGTGTATCGTCATACACGTCAATTGTGGCGTCGGGCGGTGATGTTGGGCTATACAGAGTCTGCTCTGTCACGAATGCAATCCATGAGCCATTCGTGCTGAACACTTCTGATTCGCCTTCGGTATTGTAGACAATGCTCTGAACATCAACGGATGCCTGCGCAACAAGATCCAAAGACGTGTTGTAGGTGTAACGAGTCCATCGATATTTGTCTCTGCCGTTTGGGTAGGTGCCAACATAGCGCGTTGTCCAGACAATCAGATTGGACGCCTTCTCAATCAGCGTCAGCGGAATTGTGCCGCTGTCCGGATCTGGATGATCCGCCTCGGCCACAACGAACACGCCGGGCGTCTTGATGTATTTCCGCAACCAATACCAGTTTCCGCCTTGGCATCCACAACATCCAAAGAACATCACGTCACCTCACGTACCGCAGGTGGTCTGCCAAATTTCCCATCCATGCGGGAACCAGACGCACGCGACCTCTGCTCCAGCATTGACCGCACCATACCGACTGAAGGCTTCAATGTTTTGTCCGCTGTCAACAAGGGTGTAGCTCCGAGGCACCTGCGGGGTTCCACGATACACCGACACTGTGCCGCTCGTCTTTATGGCAATGGCAGCATCGGCCACACCAAGCGCCACCCGAATCGGATTGCGGCCAACCCGCTCCATTCCATTGAAGTCCTGCGCGTCGGCACCCATGAAGAAGTCGCGAACGACCGCCTGCACTTGCGCGAGCGCTTCCGGTCCGAGAACATAACTGCTCATCTCACGCCTCGAAGATCTTGATCAACAGCCTGGGCGTGCCCGCCGAAGCCTTGTGTCGAAATGTCGCGGTTGACTTGCAGTAGACCATCTGAGGTAGCCCACCGGGCTTCAGTGTGCCACACGCCACCATTGCACCTCCGGAAGCCGGTCCCCAGTCAATCGAGTTCGTGCTGTCGAGATTCTGCAGGACCATCAAGCCGGGAGCGGTAAGTCCGAGTGATGGAAACGCCGCCTCGGTTGTGCTGGTAGCCACCACCCCGGAATACAGTCCTGGGGATGATTGATCGGCCCGCATTCCACCGACGGCAAACTGGTCGGCCAGGTATCCCGTAGATGCAGACGCAGGGTTCTTAAGTGCCACATTGAGCGTGACTGTGATCTCGTTGGCCATGACTGCTCCTACTCAAAGCGAATGTCCGTGAACTCGACCTCTTGGTAATCATACCAGTAGCGGTAGACCTCGTCGCCGTCTTCCACTGGTGTCGGCAATGCCTTCCCTTTGCCGTCAAGATGGATTGGCTCGGCCGGTTCAACGCCATCGGGACCGTAGTATGTCTGAAGCACGTCTGGCCCCACTCCAAGCGGTGCCAAGATTTGTCGCCCTCGGTCAAGGGTGTTGGCAATCCAGTAACCGATCCGCTTGCCTTGCTGCACCGTCGATGTGGCACCGACGCCTTTCACATCCGAGGCATTCGGCAGCAGGCGGGAGGGGCCAATCTCGATCTGCACAGTAATGTCCCTGCCGGGAACGCCGCGTTCGTATCGCTGCTCTCCAACCTGAATGTCCGCCACTCTGGCACAGTGCTGCTCGACCTCCTCGCCATCGACGGTGAATGCAGTCTTGTTGATGCAGTTGTGAAGCGACAGTAGGCCCGCAGGCTTCTGGCGAACGAAGTAGCGGATCGTGCAGATGCGAACCGACTCGTAGTGTGCTCGACCGGGACGGAACAGGTCGCCCGCCGAGTTGCATTTCTTTTTGCCACGCCTGTCATTCTCCAGCGTGATCTGCACGGCATTGGTCGACCACGAAATCCTCGGGGCCTGCACCTCGGGATCTTGGTTAAACTGCGACTGTGCCTGATTCGATGAGACCTGCGTCGAATAGGAGCACGTCACCGTCCAGTGGTGCGGGGCTCCACGATTGTTGTTCTGCCGTGCTGACCGCGAGAGGTGCACCGCCGAAGAGCCTGGTGCATAGGGCTCCCGTGCCTGTGGAAGGCGTGGGTCTGCCAGCACCTCTGTCGCGTTGAACTGGGCATCGTCGTAATAGATCTCGAAGACCCGCTCATACGATTCCGTGCCCGGCATCGCGAATGACCCAGATCCGCCAGTGATCTCCGTGATTGTGCTTGCCATGACCTAGTTGCCCAGTGCGTTGTTGAAGAGCAGGTTGTGTGCTTTCCGCACCATCTCGGCTTCGTCCTCAGCCTTCATTGAGGGCAGGGTGTTGAGCCGGATGTCGTTCAGGTTGTTGTTCGCGTTCCGCAGCAACTCCTTCATGTCCTGCAGGGCCTGGCTGTCAGGACTCGGTCCTTGCCGAGCCTTCCCAAGTGCGTCGAAGGCTTCTGCACTGCCAAACGCCGCGCCGCCGATTCCCTCCGTGGGATCGTATGCCTGCACGCGCTGCGAAAGGCGGTTGACACCTTGCTCAATGCCTTGCACGTATTGCTCATAGTCCCTTAGTGCCCGGACCTTGGCGCGTTCGAACTGCTCCTCTTCCTGCGCCTTGCGCTTATCGGCCTCCTCGTCTCTTTTTTTGGCCTCTTTATCAAGTCTCTCATTGTTCTCGTCCGCCTCCTTCTTGTCGGCCGATGCCTGCTGCTCTTGCAGTTTCTGTTCTGCCATTGTCTCCTCTACGCGCAGCAAGTGGCCCTCGTGGACCAGTTGCTGATATTGCTTCTCAAGTCGCTCGGACGTCTGGTATAGGTCGCGACGCGCCTTGTAGGCGGCACTTTCGCCTCCTAGAGCTTCGACCTCTCCGCGCATCTGCCTGAGCCCCGGGAGGTTCTCATCGGGTATGTTTCGCAGCTCCTTGACCTGCCTCAGTATGTCATCAATGTTGAACGCACGCGCCCGCGCCTCGGTAAATCCCTTCAGGGCCGCAGCCGCTTCCGCCTCATTTTTTCGCAGCTCCTTACGGGTGTTCGCGAGCTGATTCTCTGCTTGCTTGACCGAATCAATGTCTTCAAGTTGCTGCTTGAATCCAGCGGCGCGTCCCGCCTCTTCCACATCTCGCTCTGGCTTAAACGCCTGCAGCTTCAGTTTTGCCGTGGCCTCAGCGGCTTCATCCAGCCTCTTGGCGTAGGCTGTCCACAAATCGGCTCCGATCATCAGGGCAGTAGAAATTCCCACAATGGCGAACTCGGCGCTATACATCGCCTCCTTGATGCCACCCATGTTAGATTTCATTTCCTGCAGGACGATGCCAAGTCCCTGCAGGTTGTTGGCCGAGGCCCGAATAGCGCCAGCAAATCCACCAGTGCCGAAAACCGTGGCTGCATCCTGCACGCCGTAGGCCAAGTTCATCATGCCGTATCGCACGCGATTTGCGGATGCTTCGACGTGATGCAGTTCCTCGACTCGCCGACGTTGAAATTCGCGCACATGGGCGTCCATCTGCTCCATCTGTGGCGCAGTGCGTGCCATGCGCGCTTGCTCGACGGCGGGCATGTCCTGCCACGTCGACATATCCCAGCCCTTCGACTCCGCCGCCGCCTTGATTGCACGCTCTCTCTTGACGGCAAGGTCATGCAGGCGATCGATGTGTCGCTGAAGCTGCTTTTCCCTGCGCTCTTGTGTCTTTTGCTCCTCTGCGATTTGCCGCTCTGCCTCGGCTTGCAGCTGATCAATTTCTTGGCGCTTGGCGAGTGCTTGCAATTCGCTGTTGCGGATCGTCGCAAACCGCAGCTTAGATGCGACGGAATTCGCGAGTGCCTCTTGGCGTGCCAGGGTTTCTGGCCCTGGGCCCAGCATAAGCTCGGCACGCTGGCCTCTCGCCATCTTTTTCTGCGACTCGAAATCAGCGGCCGTGAATTCCTCTTCCGACCATCCCCGCTTCAACGCCCGCTCGCGCATTTTTACCACTAGGGCCTCGCGCCGCTTGGCTTCTGCCTCCTCTCGCTTGGCCCTTGCCTCATCGCGCCGTTGCTGTGCGGCAGCAGCCTTTTTGTCATTTGCTTCGCGTTGCGCTTCTTCAATTTCATAATTGCGCTGCAACTCATCAATGGCCCTGCGGCGCGCCACAGCCTCCATCTCGGAGTTCCGAATTGTAGCGAAGCGCAGCTTCGAGGCGGTGGCATTGCGTGACGCCTCAATGCGTTCGGCACGCTCCCTTTCCATTTGGGCCTGCTGATCTGGCGTCAGCGGGCCAACAAAATCCTCTATCTTTACGATTGGCTTTTGCCGGACTCGCGGAGCTGCCATTTTTCGCTCAAACGACTCCAGCATCTCGGCGAGGCTGTTGAGCGCACGCTCTGCTGGCGACACGTCGGCGGCCACGCCGACAGTCATCGTTCCTAGGCTTTCACCGGCCATGAGTCAGTCCGTTCATGTGTGCCCACTGGTCTAGCTTGGCGGCGACATCCTGTGCAGTTATGGCCGCTGTCGCGTCCTTCGTACATCCAATGCCGTATCGCGTCGGCATGAATGCACCCGGCTCAATGCTGCTACTGCCACGATAGAGCATCGCCGCAATGAGATCGGCTTGCGCCCAGTCATCGCCCCACGGACAGACTCGATAGTAAGCCTTCCATTCTGCGAACTCCTGAGCGTCAAGCCGTTCCTGTGCCTCGCGCACCGTACAGCCGAATGTCCTGGCCAGATGGAACCAAAACAGCCTGTCCGGGCGCGATCTCAGTTTTTTTCCGTCTGTGTCGCCTCGTCGCCGCCGATCTTGTTCAGGCGAAACGCCTCGTCGAAGATCCGCGTGAGAAGGAGGTGGTTCCAGTCCGCAATTGCCGGGATGTCATCGCGACTGGCCAACGGCTCGCCGAATTCATTGACAATCGACATCGCCACAAGGGTGGCCCGACTGCGGGTCCAGTTGTTTGTTTCCCTCGCCTCCTTGAAGGTCCCGATGTAGAAGTCGAGATCTGTGCCAGAGATGACTTTCACAAACAACTTGGCATCCGGCATGTAGTCGGACACATCAACAGGCGACTTGACGCACGTCTTGGCAGCCGCAAACAAAGAGTCCTTGAGGTTCATCATCAGCTCGCTGCAGTGACGGTGATGGCCCCGGTCCACTTGATCGTGGCGGTGGCGGTCATGATGCCGTTGATCGGCACGGTGGGCTCATAGGCGGTCATGAAGCCTGTACCGGTCCACGTAGCCGCCGTGGTGGCTCCTGCCGCCATCGGGTAGGTGATGGTGATACTTTCCGACGCCGACTCGATGGGCGGGTCTTTCGAGGCGTCGAACATCATCGTGACCCGCAGGTCACCGTAGTTGACGAGCTTTTCGGGAATGAACGTGCGGGCGGTCGTCGTGGCACTGTGGGTCGTCTCCAATGCTTCCCGCCGCATCGAAGACGGATTGATGTCCGTGATCCACGCGAAGAATCCGGTGCCAAAAGTAATCGCTGCGGAATGGCCCTGCATGGGGGCTGCTGTCACAGGCATGTCTCAGTTCCTTTCAGGTTGTGGGGATGTCGTCTGATGGCTGGTGCTTCGCCAACCGTTCCATGAGCTTCAGGCGGACTCTCCGCTTGACTTGCTCCTTCGTCTGCTCCATCGACTTACGAAGCATTCCGTGGCCTGGCACCTGCTTGCCATTGCGATGCTTGAATCCCTTTTCGACCAAGTGCAGATATCGCGTCGGCTTGCGGACCTTCTTCGATTTGACGACCAGAGGAACACCTGCCCGCTTCGCCTCGCCCTTCTTGCGGAAGTAGCTTTTCATCGCCGGGCCGAAGATCTTCCGACTGGCCCCGACGAGCGAATACAGCTTGCGACTCGTGTGCTTGCTGTCCTTTGTCTGCAGCGCCTTCTGCAGCCATCCGGTGTAGACTGGAGTTTTTTGCTTTGCGACCTTCTTGATCTCTGTTGCAGCCGCATGCAATGCCGCCCGGGTCGCCAGCCGCAGAGTCCGGCTGCTGATGTCCCGAAGTCGGCGCGTGATCTCGGTGTCCATGTCAACCGAGACGTTCAGCTCGTTCGGATGTGGCTTTCGATTGTATGCCATCACGTCACCGAGTGCATGATGCGATAGATCCCGGACACTTTGACCGAGATCAGATCCAACTCGTCGTGGGACAGGTCCTCGAACATCCCCGCATCACTCGACGCCATCATCCCGAGAGACACGGACAGCTTTCGCGACAACCCGTCCGCGATGTCCTGCCCGTAGTTGATCATGAGTTTCTGCTGCTCCAAGAGGCTGCCCTGCTCGATCCGACGCACCAACTCGACTGCCACGTCGATCTGGTATTCGTCGAACTGTGCGGGCATTCCGCTGCGGTTTCTTGATGTCGCCTGTGGGTAGACGATGGCCGAGATCCCGTCCTCGAAGGACTCACGCAGCATGGTCGGTCGGTACGTCTCGATCACCCGCAAGGCAGGAATCGCCACCTCCCCGGCATCGACCAATTCACGCAAGGCGGCACAGACACCCTCGACAGCCTGCACAATCGGGGATGCCATCACCGCACCTGCTTCGTGAAGATCCGCAAGACAACCCCACCGGACCCGCTGTCCCGATAGGGCTTCTCTCCGCTCGCATCCGACGCCACGCGATAGACCTTGCCTCCGTGTGTGATCGTATCGCCCTGCTCTGGCACAATCTGTCTGCCGTTCAAGACCAGATCAGTCGCCGTCACCAGCCAGTCCTTTGTGCTGTAGCCGACGATGATCCCCTGGTCTAGCTGTGCAATCGCAGAATCCCCCGCAGTCGCCTGAATGGTGACCGAGGAGGAACCACGTTGGTACACGACGGCCTGGCTGACAGACGCCTTGTGGACGCCTGCCAGCCAAGACTCAGCCGACAGCAGAAGGTCGCTCATTAGTTGCGGTGCAGGATTTCCCAGTTGCACACATCGAGACGGCAACTGTTGCTACCGCTCGTGGTCGACCATTGACCGCTGATGGCCAGCGTAATGGCCGCCGTGGTATCCACGGTCGTGGAAGCCAGCTTGGCAGGCTTGGAAGTCACAGTGCCTTCGACGCCAATCGCAGCCACACCGCAGGCCACCGCAGTTCCAGATACACCGGTGGTCCGCACAACAATGTCAGCTTCCAGGTAGAAGATGTCGTTGTTGGCGACATCCACGGCACCGGTGCTGACAACGGTCGTGGTTCCCAGCTTGATCTTCGCGGTCAGGGTGTCCGTCGAGTTCGTGGCAGTGGCAATCCCCTGCGCACGCACGCGAATGACATCGCCTTCCCGCAGGCCATTTGCCGGGATGGTCAGGGTCGAATTGTCGAAATTGGTTTCTGTGGAAGTGGCAGTCAGGGCCGTCGATGCAGCCACCGCCACACCGGCCACTTGAGTGCTCCCGTCAGTCTCGTTGATGGCAACATCAACGGTCGTGTCCGCGAGAGCAGCCGCAACCACCACTTTGCCAGCCGGACCGCCAACCGACGCGGCGGTCGACACACGGTCGTTCGCCACGTCGTAGTAGACGATCTGGCCAACCGCCATCGCATTCCCGGCCGAGGTGGCCTTTGTGAAGCGGAACACGCCCTCGATGGTCAGGCTGCCCAACGCATTCGCAGCGATGTCAGTCTTGACCACCCCGAGCAGTCCGTTCTGGACCACCACATCTCCCGCCGTCTTGGCAGTGGTCGGGGTGTAGTCAATCGCACACCCTTCCTGCCGAAAAGTCGCACCCATCGTAGAATCTCCTTGTGGATCAGATTGGAATCAGAGAGTTAGGCAGCGCCCTTCGACTTCACACCGGCAACGTATTCCGCCTTGTCCACGCCGAAGTCGTGGTAGCCACGGAACTGGATACCGAGGGTGTTGAAGTCCGCATCCGCCGATTCCACGACGGGAGACTGCTGACCATTGAGGAACGACACCACCATCGCCGCGTAGACCGAGGTGGCCCGGAACAAGTACCACGCCGTCGCCGAGTTGCCGGTGAATCCCGACTCCGACAACTGCGAAACAATCACGGGGCGATACTTGTTGACGTAGATGTTGGCGTTCGGCGTCGGGCTCGAACCACCAGTCAGGTTGCTCGACGTGTAGAGCTGTTGGGCAATCGCCTCCAGCTCGGGAGGAACCAGCAGAATGACTGGCTCGCCACCGATTCGCTTGGCACCGTCGGCCTCGGCCGACTTCATCGTGCGGAACGCCTTGATCCCCAACCCGAGACCGACACCGTCAAGCCCCAGATTGGTGGTCGCACCGCTGATGAAATTCCCGCGACCCGAGGTGAAGAAGCTGCCGTTGTCCAAGAAGGTCGACCAGAAGATGTCACGCATCTTCATGGCAGCGCCCGCACCAAGCCGGGTGCGAAGATCATCGAAGGCCCCGAGGTCATCGTTGATGATGTCCTCGCGGGTCAACGCAAACATCTTGGCGTAGGTCTTGGCCTGCCGCTCGTAGCTCTCCTGCGAGACACTTCCGTGCTTGATCTCGCCACCAGGCCCGAGTGGCTCGTACTCCATGTTGTCGAGCAGGCGGTACGTGGTGACCTTCTTGAAATCACGCACGGTCTTGATCGTGCTGACCTCACGCCACGTGTTGTCCTGCTCTTCGTAGCCAGCGACCAGTTCCTTCGTCGCCACGTTGCTCAGGATGTTCGACACCGACACGCCCAGCGTCGAGAAGCTATTGGCCTCAACGTCAGGCAGCGCCCTCTTCAGCACCTGCCGCAGGTTGCCGGTATGCACCCGCTGGCCAGCACTGATGGGCATGCCGTTGGCAGACGCCGCCATCAGCAACACCTGCTGAATGCCAATATTCTTGTAGTTCTTGTCGGCCGCCTCCAAGGCCTCAGCCTTGTAGTGCTTCTCGACGTTGGGCATTCCCATCGTCAACGCCAACGCAGCCTCGATGACCGTCGGGCTCATCTCATCCCGCTTGCTCACGTGAATGGCAGGCCCCTCGTGGGAAGCGCCGGCCCGCACCAAATCAAGCTTGACTCCGGACACGGCACGCACCGACTCCACCTCGAACTTGGGCGCATTCCACCTCTCGCGGATCGCCTTGGCCTTCATCTCGCGATGCTGCTTAAGTGCAGTCGCCTTGATTTCCGCGAACTTCGCGGCTGGAACTTCCCCCTCGTACTCGGCGAAGGACGCTTCGAGATCATTGAGATGCTCGGCCGCCGCCGCCTTGATGTCCCCCACGTCGAAGTCAGTCGCCTCGACGACCTTCTCCTCGCTCGCCGAGGCAGTGATCTCCTCCTGAAACTTCGCCTGCAGCCTCTCGCGCTGCACATCGGTCAGGGACTCGGCATCGAATCCCATCGCCTCGACCCATTTGTCGAACGGCATGTTTGCACCTTTCACGTGCGAAAATTCGACTGCCGAGGCAGCCAACTGAACCGTGGTGTTCTCGTCCGCTCCGTGCGGAAGGAACGCCACCCCATACAGACGACTCTTACGGGCGACATACACCGGTCCTTGAATGGATTGACCATTCACCATGACCGTACGACCCTCTGGAATTTCCTCGACCTTCAGTGGCTTAGCCTCAATGCTGGCCTGCCACGGGAAACCGTTTTTGGCGGAGTCGACGAATTCGGTCGCCGACTGCGAGACGGCACTCACCTCGCCGCTCAATCGCAGTGTCTTGCCGTTGTTCTCGACCGTGCCCACATGTCCGACCAAGTGGTCTTTCTTGTGGTGCAGGTTGGCGATGACCGACTTCCCCTGCTCGAGACCAGACAGATCCAACACGATTGGCAGGTCGTATCCACCGACAGTCAGCGGGCCGCCGTTGTAGGCGACCACGTCGAACTTGGGGCGTTTGCCCTCGCCGACACTCGCGTCGACGGTTGACTGCTCGGCCTGAATCACGATGTTCTGCAAGGTCTTCATTCACCACCATCCATCTGTCGAACCCTGGCCTGCGACCACGTCTTGCCCGCGTCCCCGCCCCACAACTGCCACGCCACCCAGCCGGGCTTTTCTTTGCCCTTGGCATTCCAGCCGGGTGACCGACTCGCCTTATCGTGCCGAGCAAACCACGCCGCCATCTCGCGGACGTGGGCCTCGGTCAACGATGTCCTCGATGCAATCTTGCGTGCTCTCGCGACAGTCTCGGGCTTCAGCCCACTGCCAGACCGCCCCGCCGCATGCAGCTTCAAGCCCGACTTCGCAGCAGCAGCCATGCCAGCCGTGGGGCGAAGGTCGACCGCCGCCGCCGTCACGTCTTCCGTGGGGGCGGACTGCTGCTCTTGCCGCTGCATGTTGGCCATGTTCTGCGTGACGATGGCAAACTGGTTCATCCGCAGCGTATCACGCATCTGATCGACCGAGACGCCGTAGTCGTTGGCCATCTCCTCGACATGGTCCTCGAAGTCCAACCCCTGCTCGGCATAGACCTGCGAGAGTGTGGTCGAACCGTTCTTCAGACGCTTGTCGGTGGCATTGGCTTCGCTCTCAGGATCGCCAATAGGATGATGGGGCCAGTCCCAAGAATGACGTGCAGCCAGTGTGGCATCAAAACCCCAACCGTAGACGAGGATCGCACGCTCAAACCACCGCTCGAACAGCGGATCAAGGACCGTGTCCTCACAGTCTGACCGCTCCAAGTCGATTGTCAGGAAGTAGGTGCCGTGGTCGAGCTTCCCGGAGGCGAAGTTGTACCCCGAGGAGTTGCACATCGCGAGATTCTGGGGGATCGACTTCGGCCGAGCCATCTCGTTGACCTGAGCCGCATGAAAGGCCTCGTAGGTTGCCCCAGGGTGTTCGGATTTCATCTGGCTGACATCCCACCCCATTGGGAGGGCGGTCATCATTCTTTTGTCGAAGTCCAGCGTGTCCATCGGACGGACTTCGTCGGCACCGTCCGGGGTCAGATTCGTGTGGATGATCGCCGCGTAGTCCGCCGCAGTCTCGGCCGCCGCCAGAGTTGCCTCACGCCATCGCCGTGAACTCGCACCGACATTCAGAGTCGACCGGAACTCGGGCACGCCGCGATGCTGGCCCGGTCGACGCATCATGAACCAATGAAGCATCCACTTCGCCGGGATCTCCTCGAACTCGGTGCCAGACCACGCGAACTGGCCTCCCGGGTGATGTTTCAGCACGTCGTAGCTGATCGGGTTGCCGAACTGGTCGTAGCGGATGCCGTCGATGTATCCCGCAGTGTAGGGAATGATTCTCGGGCTGGTGACCTGCTCGGTCTCGATCAGGATGATGTCCAGATCGACGGGGGCCTTGAGTCGCGGGTTGTTCCGCAACAGGCCGAATGCCTCCCCGTCCTGCACCTTGGCATGGGTCATGCACCACAGCTTTCGCCGCAGTTGCACCGCCTTTGACCACTGCTGCCACGCCGCCTCAATCATCGCGTTGAGGTTCTTGTTCCGGGTGCGCATCCGCAGCACCGGCCCGGTCCCCATCACGTAGTTCGCATGAGTCTGAACGATCCCATCCGCGTACCCGTTGTTCGCGACCTCGTAGCGTGCCCGCTGCACCAACTTCGTGCGAACGGCCTTGGAGTTGGCCGAGTCCGCATCGTAGGCGTCTGCGTTGGCCCAATAGTTCTGCATGTCCGTGGTGTCACGGGCAGCATCGTATGTGGCCTCGACGGGCTTCTTGGGGCGTGCGACAGACTGCACGACAGGCACCGGCTTTTTGCTCGCCAGGGGCGTGCCGAACTCGTCAAGAATGCGGTTCTTCGTGGCTGGTGCGATCACCCTGCCCCCGGGGGTCGAATCTTCTGGAATCGAATGCCAAACCCAGGCTTGTTCGCCGACGCCGCATCCTTGCCAGCCTGATAGGCAGCCAACTTCAGCAGGTCATCGACAGACTGCGCCGTGGCAGACCGACCATCCACAGTCACCGACTTGGGGCTGGTCGCCGCGTTCTGCAGAGCCGTTTCGACAGCGTCGAGTTCTTCAGACATGCACCGATTGTCGATGGATGCGTGAACGTAGCAATACCTGAACGACGCTTTGGCAAGTCAAATATCGAAATCATTCCACTAATGGAAAGCGGCACGTTCCAATGTGATCAACGCCGCTCCGCAGTTGCGACAGATTCGTCGCCGCATGATGGCATCCGGCTTCGGTCGGGTGTAGTCGACCCTGAAGTTGTGGCATCCGCATTTCCTGCACACGAGGCCCGACTGCTCGGCCTTTTCCTCGTCAGTCGCACCATCCGCCTTCAACTGCTCCAATGTCGGTCGGTCGTTCGGGTCCATCAGTGTCCTCGCAGTTGTCGCAGGGTTGGGCGGGCAGACATCACGGTCGTTTTGACATTGCTCGCCGATCCAATCGCACACCCTAGGATGGACGCCGCCACGGCAGCCCCGACAATGCAATCGAACCAGTGATTGTCAGGCTTGGCCGGTGGGAGTTTCCACTCATCGACCTTGCGGCCCCTAGCCTCGACGATGATTCTCTGCTCAGCACGCAAGTGGTCTGCAAACATCTGATGATAGACCGCACGATCCCCGAATAGCCTGAGTTCCGTAGGCTCACCGTCTGCTACTCCAAGCCGGTTGTGAATGAATGTCTTCCACCAGTTCGTGTCGATGAGGCAGTGTGGAACAGAGCGATGTTGGTTACGAGCAATTCGCCACATTAGCCCAGATCGCTCTCCCTCTCGCTTCGTGTACTCATAGAACGGGCGGCCTGTCGCCCCAACATATTTGCCGTGCGATGGCATGAGCACCTGCCGATGATTGCTCTCGCGACACACTCGATAGAATGTATCGCTTTGCGGCCCCCAGTTCGCGTCAATGAGGCACTTGTCGATTCGTACCGAGCCGCCCTCGTCACGCTCCCAGTCCCGGCCGCACAACTGCTCGACCAGCGTGTTGAGTGACTGGAACATCTGGGCGTCGAGCGACAACTGCCCCAGCTCGGTCTCGATGGTCCGCGTAAGGTTCCCGAGGGAGAAATACGCCCGCCCCTGATCCGGCCACGTGCCGTAGTCGACCACGAACCCCGTGAAGTCGTCTTTCCACGCCGCCACCAACCACCACAGCACCTTCTGGCTCACGTCGATGAACGCCGTCAGG